CCCCTATCCAATCCAAATCCAAACCCCCCACCCTATATATATTTTCGTTTAAACACTTGCGAACGTTCTCATTATCGTTTAAACTCACATTGTTGGTGCGAGGGCCGGTTTGATTCCGGTGTGATCTATGCGAATAGTTGGGTTCGACTCCCATGTAGCCAATGGTCTTGGACACGCAGACGTTAAAGCGAGGTGGGCCTAGGTGGAATCCCTAGGACTGTTTAAACATGACCAAACATCGCCAATTAGTTCTAGACTTCATACGTGCCTACATTAGGTTGCACGGAGTGCCCCCGTCTTATGAAGTTATTGCTAAAGGAATTGGATTGAAGTCAAAGTCAAACGTTCACAGGATTGTTCACCGCCTCAAAGAGGACGGCCACCTGACTGTGCGCCCGTACAAGTTCTGTTCAATCCGGTTGGTGGATAAGTCTGTTAAAGAGGTTGCTGCTTTATGAGTCTCTTAACCCATCAAGAAGTTAAAGCCTATATGGAGGCTTTGGACAACCCAAAGACTGACGCAGCTACCAGAAGTAAGATTAAAACGCTCTTAGATTTGGACAAGGTTGAGAAGTGCAAGGAGTCATTCCTGTTCTTTGTTCAGCAGATGTGGCCTATTTTCATCTCTGGTAAACATCACACAATCATGGCAGATGCCTTTGAAAGGGTCGCTAGGGGCGACCTTAAGAGGTTGATCATTAACATGCCACCCCGGCATACCAAGTCTGAGTTTGCTTCTTATCTGCTCCCGTCGTGGTTCTTGGGTAAGTTTCCTGAAAAGAAGATCATTCAGACTGCACACACCGCAGAACTTGCTACAGGCTTTGGACGAAAGGTTAGGAATCTTGTCTCTTCAGAGAACTATCAAAAGGTATTTGATACAAAGCTATCAAGTGATTCAAAGGCCGCCGGTCGATGGAATACTCACGTGGGTGGTGATTACTTTGCTATTGGCGTTGGGGGTGCTGTCACAGGTAAGGGCGCTGATCTCTTAATCATTGACGACCCGCATTCGGAGCAGGAAGCCAAGCAAGGCAACCCTGCGGTGTTTGATAATGTCTATGAGTGGTTCACATCTGGCCCGCGCCAGCGTTTACAGCCCGGCGGAGCCATCATTATTGTGATGACAAGGTGGTCGAAACGTGACTTAACAGGCCAAATTCTCAAAAACGCAGGAAAAGATGGCGTAGATCAGTGGGAAATCATCGATTTTCCAGCAATCATGCCCTCTGGAACGCCACTTTGGCCTGCTTTTTGGTCAAAAACAGCGTTAGAAGCCCTAAAAGCAGAGCTTCCAGTCGCTAAATGGGAAGCCCAGTACCAACAGAACCCCACATCCGAAGAAGGCGCGATCATTAAGCGGGAACAATGGTCGATCTGGGAGAAAGATACACCCCCGCAGTGTGAATACATCATCCAATCTTGGGATACAGCCTTTGAAAAGAACAACCGCGCAGATTACTCTGCGTGTACGACATGGGGTGTCTTCCAACACGCCAATAAACAAGGCGACATGAGGCCAAACATCATCCTTTTGGATGCGTTTAAACAACGTATGGAGTTTCCAGAGCTTAAGAAGATGGCTTTGGAACTGTGGAAGGAATGGGAGCCAGATACATTGATCGTGGAGAAGCGTGCAGCAGGTGCTCCGCTAATCTATGAGATGCGAAAGATGGGCATCCCGCTTTCTGAGTTTACACCGGGCAAAGGAAACGATAAGATCTCGCGTGTAAACGCAATCTCCGATCTGTTTGCTTCAGGTGTTGTCTGGTGTCCAGAGACTCGTTGGGCTGAAGAAGTGATGGATGAACTGGCTTCCTTCCCCAACGGCGATCATGACGACCTTGTTGACTCTTCAAGCCAAGCTCTGACGAGATTCCGTCAAGGCGGGTTCATTTCCATCGACTCCGATGAGCCAGATGAGCCTGTATATCGCAGACGCATGGAATATTATTAAGGACTCACATGAGTATCGACAAAGCAGTCAACCAAGCCCCTATGGGTCTTTCAGACCTCCTCAATGACATTGGCGTGGACGTTGAATTAGACGAACCCATGGTTGTTGAAGAGGAAAGCGTTGAGTTCCTCCTAGAACCGGAATCCGAATACGACAGCGATTTTGATGACAACCTCGCAGAAATCCTTGATGAAGGCGCTCTAGGCAAAATTGCATCCGAACTTGTAGAACTGGTAGAAGCTGACATCTCCTCCCGTAAAGACTGGGCAGAAAGCTTTGTCAAAGGCTTAGAAGTCCTTGGAGTGAATTATGAGGAACGCACGGAGCCATGGAATGGAGCCTGCGGTGTTTACTCTACAGTCCTGACAGAGGCTGCGATTCGCTTCCAGTCTGAGTCCATCATGGAAACCTTCCCTGCCGCTGGCCCTGTTAAGACAGAGATCATCGGTGCAATTGATAGACTGAAAGAAGAAGCAGCCGAGCGTGTGCAGGCTGACATGAACTTTAAGCTTACAGAAGAGATGCCTGAGTACCGCCCAGAACATGAGCGGATGCTGTATTCCTTAGGTCTGTCCGGCGCAGCATTCAAGAAAGTTTACTACGACCCAGCCATGGAGCGTCAGGTCGCAGTCTTTATCCCTGCCGAAGACATGATTGTCCCGTACGGTGCTTCTAATCTTCAGAACGCAGAACGTGTTACCCATGTAATGCGTAAAACCAAGAATGAAATGCGCCGCCTACAGGTCAGTGGTTTCTACCGAGACATTGACCTAGGTGAGCCTGTCCAGCATCTCTCAGACATTGAGAAGAAGAAAGCTGACCAACAAGGCTACAAAGCCACAGATGACGACCGCTTCCAGCTTCTGGAAGTCCACGTATATTGGGACTTAGAAGGGTTTGAAGATGAAGATTCTGACGGAGAAGAGACAGGTATTGGCTTGCCTTATGTTGTCACAATTGATCGTGGAACTAACAAAGTTCTTGCTATACGTCGTAACTGGCTAGAAGACGATGCCAAGAAGACCAAGCGTCAACATTTTGTAGACTACTGCTACATCCCCGGCTTTGGTTTCTATGGAATGGGCCTGATCCACATCATTGGTGGATACGCCCGTGCAGGCACATCCTTGATCCGTCAACTGGTGGACGCAGGTACGCTGGCCAACCTTCCGGGCGGCTTGAAAGCCCGTGGTGCTCGTATCAAAGGCGACGATACACCGATTCAACCGGGTGAGTTCAGGGACGTAGATGTTCCTAGCGGTGTTATCAAAGATAACATCATGATGCTGCCTTACAAAGAGCCAAGCAGCACTTTATTAACTCTGTTGGACAGGATCACAGAAGAAGGCCGCCGTCTGGGTTCTATCTCAGACATGAAGATCTCTGACATGAGCGCTAACGCGCCGGTCGGCACGACATTGGCCTTGTTAGAACGAACATTGAAGACCATGGGCGCAGTCCAAGCCCGTGTTCATTATTCAATGAAGCAAGAGTTTAAACTCCTCAAAGGGATCATTCGGGACTACTCGCCCGCTGAGTATGAGTACGACCCACAAGGCAACGACCGCCAAGTCAAACAGTCTGACTACGACCTAGTTGAGGTTATCCCTGTATCAGATCCTAATAGTTCTACGATGGCTCAAAGGATCATGCAGTATCAGGCTGTGATCCAGTTGGCTCAGGGTGCTCCGCAGATCTATGACCTGCCTTTGCTGCACCGCCAGATGATTGAGGTTCTAGGTGTCAAAAACGCAGACAAACTCATCCCCGGCGCAGATGATCAAACACCTAAAGATCCAATCAGCGAGAACATGGCTTTCCTTAATGGAAAGCCTACCAAAGCATTCATCTATCAGGATCAAGAAGCTCATATTGCAGCGCACACTGCGTTCATGCAGGATCCAATGATTGCAGCCCAGATCGGCCAGAACCCCATGGCTCAGAAGATCCAAGCCGCAACCATGGCTCACATTGCAGAACACTTGGCATTCTTGTACAGAAAGAAAGTCGAGGAGCAAGTCGGTGTGCCTCTGCCCGCTCCAGATTCCAGACTGCCAGAAGATATCGAAGTGCAGTTGTCCCGTCTGGTTGCCCAAGGCTCCGCTCAATTGCTACAGCTTAACCAAGCTAACCAGCAACAACAGCAGGCCCAGCAGCAAGCACAAGATCCGCTCGTCCAGATGCAACAAGCTGAACTCCAGCTTAAGGGTCAGGCAGAGCATACCAAGGCGCAAAAGATTGCCGCCGACATTGAACTTGGTAAAGCCAAACTCGAACTTGAGAACAAGCGGATCGACACGCAGGCTCAACTTGATATGGCTCGTATGCAAGCTCAGGAAAAACAAAACAACCAAAAGGTGCAAGTTGACCTGTTTAAACGAGGTAGTTAATCATGGATGGAGATCAGGCTTTTAAATATCTTTTATCTGATCTTCGTGAGAAGGAGAAAACCCTTCTCGAAAGTCTTGGGGGCGGGGCGGCTAATGACTACCCAGCCTATCGAGAGATGTGCGGCCAAATTCGGGGTCTACTGTACGCACAGACTTTAATTGTTGACCTTGTTCGAAAACTTGAAAGATATGAAGATGACTGAATACGATGTCAGTGCAGTTGATTTGTCGGGCGTGCTCAACAAATCCAACGAGGAGAAGGCAAAGCAAGTGCCCGATCCTGCTACATATCACCTCCTTTGTATGCTTCCGAAAGCAGAAGAAGAGATGGGTGATAGCGGAATTTTGAAATCCGCAACCATGATGTACCACGAAGAGATTCTTTCTCCCGTGTTATTTGTGGCAAAAATCGGCCCAGATGCGTTTAAAGACGAGAAACGATTCCCGTCAGGAGCGTCATGCAAGGTCGGAGACTTCATCATTACCCGCCCTAACAGCGGTACAAGGATGAAGATTCATGGTACTGAGTGGCGTTTGATCAACGACGACAGCGTAGAAGCGGTAGTCCAAGATCCTCGCGGCATTCAACGTCCTTATTAAGGAGAAACCATGGCTGAACCAGAAAAAACCGAATTTGAGTTTCCCGATGAAATCGAGGAAAAACAGAGCAAATTGGGCAGTAAGGTGGTTGCACCTGAGCCTGAAGTCCAAGACGAACCTGAAATAGAGGTTGTTGATGACACACCGGATGAAGACCGGGGCAGAACGCCCATGGAAACTCCTCCGCAAGAGCCAACTGATGAAGAGTTAGCTGCTTATTCTCAGAAAGATCGCAACAAACTTCGTGAATTTACCAAGGGTTATCACGACGAACGCAGGGCTAAAGAGTCTGCAATACGCGAGAAAGAAGAGGCAATTCGCATTGCTCAAGCAGTTTATGAAGAAAATCAGAAGCTGAAAAACAACGTACACACCAGTCAAAGCGCTCTACTGGAGCAGGCTAAGAGGGTTGTTGCACAAGAGGTCAATGATGCCAAGAGCCGGTACAAAGCTGCATATGAGTCAGGGGACGCAGATGCTTTAGTACAGGCTCAGGAGGACATGACCACCGCCAAGATGAAAGCGGAGCGTGTAAACAATTTTAAGCCTGCCCCTTTACAAGAGGAAAAAACTGTTGTACAACCCGAATATCAGCAAGCACCCCGCGTTGATACTAAAGCTGTTGAATGGCAAAAAACCAATAAATGGTTTGGTACTGACAAGGAAATGACCGGATTCGCTCTGGCGGTGCATGAAAAGCTGGTTAACGATGAGGGCATGGATCCTCAGAGTGACGAATACTACAGGCGCATCAACGGTAGATTGCGCCAAGTGTTCCCAGATAAGTTTGAATCTGCGGAACCCGCTGATACGACGCAGCGTAGGAAATCAAACGTTGTTGCTTCTGCGACACGCAGTGTGGCTCCTAAAAAGATCACATTGTCTGCCTCGGAAGTGGCTATTGCCAAGCGGCTAGGCCTTCCTCTGGAACGCTATGCTCGTGAGGTCGCGGTATTAAGAAGGAAAGAAAATGGCTGAACAAATTCGTGAAAAAAGAGCTACAGAGTCCCGTGCAAGTTTTGAGCGTCCTTCGAAATGGATGCCCGCTTCGTTGCTGCCAGATCCCGAACCGGAACCCGGTTGGAGTTTTAGGTGGATTCGCCTTGCTACTTTAAACAATCCTGATCCGTCAAATATTTCCTCCAAAATACGCGAAGGCTGGGAGCCTGTTAAAGCCTCAGATCAACCCAAACTCCAGATGTTGACTAACCCTAACGGGCGTTTTCCTGATGGAATTGAAATTGGTGGACTGTTGCTTTGCAAGACCCCTGCTGAGTTCGTTGATCAGCGGAACGCCCACTTCCAGAAAATCTCTGAAGGGCAGATGCAGTCAGTGGACAATACCTACATGCGCGAGAGCCATCCTAAGATGCCTTTGTTCAAAGAACGAAGCTCTGAGGTAACTTTCGGAAAACGTACTTAATCTTTTTGGAGTCTTAAATGGCATATCCTACGATTGATAAGACGTATGGTTTTAAGCCAGTCAACCGACTGGATGGACTACCCTACGCCGGAGCGATCCGTCAAATCCCTATCGCAGCTTCCTACGCAACAGCGATCCTGAACGGTGATACCGTCAAGGTTGACACTAACGGCTACATTGTGGCTGCTAGTACTACCGACTCAGGTAACATCATTGGTGTGTTGGTTGGTTGTTCTTACATCAACTCTATGAGTCAGCCCACATATGCTCAGGCATATCCAGCTAGTACTTCAACAACTACAAACTTGGCTTTTGCCTTTGTTGTGGATGATCCTAGTGCGGTGTTCCGTGTTTGCGCTACAGTTGCTGGTTCCACCACTCCTACGGCCTATAGCCGTGCGGTTGTTGGCTCTAACGTAGCTTTGGTTGCTAACGTTGGCTCCACCACTACTGGTGACTCGTATTATGGTATTGACGGTTCTTCCGCCAACACCACAAATACACTTCCCGTTCGTGTTGTTGATGTTGTGCCTGATACTGCAACTGGCCCCGCCAGTGCAACAGCCACGACCTACTACGAGTTCCTCGTTAAATTCAACACGGCTCAGTACAACAGTACTACCGGCATCTAAGGAGTAACTTACCATGGCTATTTCACGCGCACAACTACTTAAAGAGTTGCTCCCCGGTCTGAACGCTTTGTTCGGCATGGAGTACGCCCGTTACGGCGAAGAGCACAAAGAGATCTACGAAACTGAGACATCAGAGCGTAGCTTCGAAGAAGAGACAAAACTGTCTGGTTTCTCTGCTGCACCTGTCAAGAATGAAGGCTCTGCCATTCAGTATGACAATGCACAGGAAGCATGGACTGCTCGTTACAACCACGAAACTATTGCGATGGGCTTCTCCGTCACAGAAGAGGCAGTGGAAGATAACTTGTATGACAGCTTGTCTTCACGTTATACCAAGGCTTTGGCCCGTGGTATGGCTTACACCAAGCAGGTTAAAGCCGCTTATGTGTTGAACAACGCCTTCACTGGCGGCCCAACATACGGCGACGGCGTGGTTCTGTGTTCTACAGCCCACCCACTTGTCTCCGGTGGTACTAACAGCAACACTCCATCTACCGCTGCTGACTTGAATGAAACATCGTTGGAAAACGCTGTTATTCAGATCGCTGCTTGGACAGATGAGCGTGGTTTGCTGATTGCTGCCAAGCCTAAGAAGTTGATTGTTCCTCCTTCTTTGATGTTCGTGTCTACCCGTCTGCTCGAAACCGAACTCCGTGTTTCTACAGCCGACAATGACATCAACGCCATCAAGAACAACGGTTCAATCCCTGAAGGTTACACCGTTAACCACTTCTTGACCGACACCAATGCTTGGTTCTTGACAACTGACGTACCTAACGGTTTGAAGCACTTCATCCGTACCCCATTGTCTACATCTATGGATGGCGACTTTGACACAGGTAACGTTCGTTACAAGGCCCGTGAGCGTTACAGCTTCGGCGTGTCTGATCCTTTGGGCATCTTCGGTTCACCCGGAGCCTAATAGGCATCAAAAAAAGGGGAGCTTCGGCTCCCTTTTTTGTTGCATTGGTTTAAACACAGTGGTATAAACATGTTAATCCGGGCTTATCCGGTGTTCTGACAGTCCCGGCTGACGACATGCAGACAGAACACCCAAACTTGCATGTAAGGAATACATCATGGCACGCACTACGTTTCAAGGCCCAGTTCGTTCATTGGGCGGTTTTTATCAACAAGGCCCAGCCACTACTGTGGAAGTAACCTCTAGCGTTACTTTAAGCCCCGACACTTATGCCGGTCGTTTCATCACTGTTGGCGGCACTCTTGCCTCTAACGTTGTGTTGACTCTGCCCGCAATTAACACATCGGCTAACCCCACAACATCTGGCCCCGGCCAAGACCCAAGCACAGCCAACAACGAAGGCGTGACTTACACAATCTGGGTTCCCACAACTATTGCTACTAGCTCTGTCAAGATTGGCACAAACGGCACTGACAAGTTTGTTGGTTCTTTGTTGTCTGTTGACACCGACACATCTGGCGCTATGGTTGGCTTCACAGCCGCAGCCAGCAACGATTTCATTAACCTGAATGGCGGCACAACAGGTGGCGTGGCTGGTACATGGATCCAAATCACCGCAATGGCAGCTAACAAATACTTGGTGACCGGCGTTATTCTGGGCACAGGTACAGTTGCTACACCATTCGCAGATTCCTAATCAACCCAAGGGGCTTCGGCCCCGTTTTTAAAGGAGATTGATTATGATGCAAACAGACGTTAAACAAGGGCATTTAAACCAAAGTGGTTTTTTTGTTCTTGGACGAAATCGTGTTAAAGGCATTTCGTTTTTTGGTACTGGCACGGATGGCACTGTCGTGTTGTTTGATACAGCTTCTGTTCCAGTAACTTCTAGCGTTACCTACGCTCGTTCTGGTACAACTGTAACGGTAACAAAAACTGCTCACGGCCTGTCTACGGGCAATGTTGTTGGTATTCACTTTGACAGCAACACAAGTCAGTCGGCAACAGACGGAAATTATGTTATTACTGTTGCTTCGTCAAGCACATTTACGCTAACAGACATTAACACTGGCACTATCACTTCTACTGCGGCTTCGTATGTAAGTGGCGGTGGTCGTTGGTTGATGACTTACGAAATAGACAGTACTGATACCTTTAGTAATGCACCCATTATTCCGGGCGAAGGAGTATTAGCTACTCAAGGCATTTATGCACTGATGACCAATATTGATTCAACGCAGATCTACTATGGCTGAAACAAGACAGGCAACCCTGACGGGACGCAAGCTGTTCATAGGCATTCCCGCCTATGACGGCAAGCTAAACATCAAAACAGCTTTTGCTCTGGCGCAGTTAATGCCCAAAGCAATGAGCCTTGGTGTGTCCGTTACGTTGTCTGATCTTTCCAACTGCTCCATCATTACGATGGCACGAAATGCGTTGGTACACGAATTCTTAAAGACAGATTGCACAGAGCTTCTGTTTATTGATGCGGATGTCATTGTCACACCTGACGACATTCTGCGTTTGATGGCCCAGAGCGGCCACATGGACATCACTGCGGGTGCATATCCACGCAGAGCCAAAGATGCCAAGTTCTTTGCTGATGTCTACTATGACCACAACGGTGAATTAGAGTTTGAAGGCTCTATGATGCGTTTAAAGCGTGCTCCTACAGGATTTATGCTGATCCAGCGCCACGTCATTGAGCAGATGATCGCAGCGCATCCTGAATGGACTTATGAGAAGTCCCCCACAGAGAAAATGTCAGCAGTGTTTGATTTTGCTATCCGTGATGGCAAGTATGTTGGTGAAGACTACCTTTTCTGCGACCGCGCAACTGAAATGAATTTTACAGTCTACCTAGACGTAGACATTAGCCTGCCGCACGTCGGCCAAGAAACGTTTGAGCGCAATTTCCGCGAGGAGGTTGTGATGCCTTTGCTGGAGAACATTTACCAGCATAAGTTGAAAGTTGTAAATGGCTAAGAGTGCAGCATGGACGAGAAAAGAAGGCAAGAACCCGAATGGTGGTTTAAACGCCAAGGGCCGAGCCTCTGCCAAAGCGCAAGGCATGAATTTGAAACCGCCCCAGCCAGAAGGAGGCTCCCGGCGAGACTCTTTCTGTGCGAGGATGAGTGGCATGAAAAAGAAGCTAACGAGCGCCAAGACAGCCAACGATCCGGATTCACGCATCAATAAAGCTTTGAGGGCTTGGAATTGTTAGATCTAAATACAGCATGGTCTGCCATCTTGTCATTAGTGATTGGATTGCTAGGCTACATGATGAACGAAAAGTTCAGGGAGCTGGCACGTGTCACGATCCTGTTGAACAAAACTCGTGAGGAGGTAGCCCGTGATAACGTTACTCAAGCAGAAATTGACCGCATTACAAGTCACATTGACCAACGCTTTAATAAGCTTGAAGAAAAAATTGACCAGCTTATTCGGCAAGGGAGATAATGATGCCAAGTAGTTCTAAAAAACAAGCTGATTTCATGCGTGCGGTGGCTCACAGCCCATCATTCGCAAAGAAGACCGGAGTGCCCATGTCAGTGGGCAAAGACTTTTCAGCGGCTGATAAAGGCCGTAAATTTGCACAAGGTGGCGCTATGAAACATGAAGACGTAAAGATGGACAAGTCCATGATGCAGAAGGCCGTGAACAAACACGAGAGCCGCCTGCATAAAGGCCAGCCCATGACCAAACTTGCAAAGGGTGGTTACACCCGTGCAGCAGACGGATGTGCTACTAAGGGTAAAACCAAAGGCACGATGATTACCATGAACAAGGGCGGATACGCCTGCTAAGGAGCGGATATGGCTACTAGAAAACCCATGAAGAAGTTTAAACGCTACGAAGGTGGCGGCGAAGTTATGGGGTCAATGGATCCCAAAGAAGCCGCTGACAAACAGCGCGGCTTAGACATATCAAACAAGGAAGCTCCTGTTGGATTCTTTGAACGTCTTCGCGCAGGCAACATTGATCAGCCCGGTTCTGAGGCGTATAACCGTTTTGGCGCTGGCCGTGGCCGTGATCGCGGTGAGTCGGTATCGGTTAACCAACCTATGCCTTCAGCACCGGCTGCTCCTGCTGCACCCGCTGCATCTTCACGTCCTTTGTCTGATCCGATGTATTCAGACTACGGCCCTAGCACTGGTATGGGTGCTGCTGGCACAGGCGAGACAGTGAAGCCTACACGCCCTATGGCAACAAAGCCTGTAGTGCCTGCCAAGCCAACTGTTATGCCTGATCGTGGCGAATCGGTATCCGTTAATAAGCCCATATCTAATTACAGCAATGAAGGTCGCACTAAACCTGCACCAGCAGCGCCAGCCACTCCTGCTAAACCGACCATGGATACTAAGTCCATGAACGAAAATGCCCAAAAGGCAATGTCTGACGATCCCACCTCTTTGTTAGGTGCGGCTGGAGCAGGTGCAGCAGCTTTGTTTGGTGCAAGCAAGTTGGGCAAGATGTTTAAAGGTGCAAAAAAGGTTGCAGATAAAGCCTCGCCATACCTGAAAGAAATTGGCACTAATGCACCTAAAAAGCTTCTTGAAGGCCCACGCACTGCCAGTAAAGCGGCAGACGTAACAGACGTAGTTCCTAAGTCCACGTCATACCGCAGTTTGACTGGCACAGCCAGAGAAGACGCAAGAGCTAACGAAGCCCGCGACAAGTTAATGAATTCTAAATTTGTTAAAAAGCCGAACAAAGGATTGGATGAGTCTGACACCACAGGCGGCGCAATCGGCTACAAGCGTGGCGGCAAGATGAAGAAGTATGCCTCCGGTGGAATGGTTTCATCTGCGTCTAAACGTGCTGACGGTATTGCCACTAAAGGCAAGACTCGTTGCAAAATTTGCTAAGGAACTATCATGAGTCCAGCAGAAAAAGAAGCTCGTCAAGAGCAAGCCGACCGCAAAATGCGGGCAGCGGCTGAGAAGGCCTACAACAAAGAAATGCCAGAGCCAGATACAACGTTTGGTAAGCTTGGTCGTAAAGCTGCCGGTATTGCCATGGCTCCCGCAGGTGCGTTGCTTGGTGGCGCTTTATTAGGGCCACAACCCGGTAGTCCCGGCATTATAGACTCTGCTAAGTTTGGTGCTAAAACCATGTATCACCACTTAGCAGGCAATAAAAAAGAAGACGAAGAAGCTACGCAAGAATATTTAGATGCTGCTAAACGCGCCAAAAGTGTAGAAACTAAGCGCAACACTGGTGAAACCACTAATCCTGCTGGTGATTCATACAAAAAAGGCGGCATGACGGCTAAGTACCAGTCATTTTCCAAGACAGGTAAACCTGATGGCATGAAGAAAGTAACCAAGATGGCTAACGGTGGCTTTGTACGTGCTGCCGATGGGATTGCCCAGCGTGGCAAAACCCGTGGAAAGTTGGTTTAAACATGATTGCCAGCCGTGGAATGGGAGCCATGCTCCCTAGCAAAATGCCCAAGGGTGTTAAGAAAGCCCGTCGGGATAACACTGACTTCACTCAGTACGCTGAAGGTGGGCCTGTTGGCTTGTATGCCAACATCCACGCAAAGAAGCAGCGCATAGCCGCTGGGTCTAAAGAAAAGATGCGTAAGCCCGGACAGAAGGGTGCTCCCACTGCTCAGGCTTTTATTGACTCTGCAAAGACTGCTAAAAAATGACAACTACCGGCTCCACCCTCTTTAATCTTGACTTCACGGAAATTGCCGAGGAAGCATGGGAGCGTGCGGGCAGGGAAATGCGTTCAGGCTATGACTTGCGTACAGCACGCAGATCAATGAACCTAATGACCATTGAATGGCAGAACCGTGGTATCAACATGTGGACAATGGAGCAGGGCTTTATCAACCTGACTCCGGGTCTATCTACATACGCCTTGCCTACAGACACAATCGATCTGTTAGAGCAAGTGATCCGTACAGGCCAGAACTCATCTTCTACACAGGCTGACCTCACAATCACCCGTATCAGTGTTTCTACTTATGCGACCATTCCAAACAAACTTCAACAAGCCCGTCCAATCCAAGTGTGGGTTCAGCGGCTTTCTGGACAAGTTAACCCAACAGATGCAGTCTTGGTTGGAGCCATCTCCTCCACGGATACCACGATCACGCTTAACACGGTGGTTGGGTTAGCCGGATCAGGTTTCTTGCGTTTAAACACAGAAGACATCTATTACACGTACATCTCAGGGAATACCCTTGGTGGTGTATTCCGTGGACAGAACAACACAACTGCCGCCTCACAGGCTGATGGCACTGCGGTGTTCATTCCTCAACTTCCTGCGGTAACTGTCTGGCCAACACCTGATAACAGCACTCCATACCAGTTTGTGTATTGGAGGCTGCGCCGAGTGCAAGATGCTGGCGCTGGTGTAGAAACAGCCGACATGAACTTCCGCTTTCTGCCCTGCCTTGTGGCTGGTCTGGCGTACCACATTGCCATGAAAGTTCCTGAGTTGATGCCCCGCCTTGAGATGCTTAAGGCTGCGTACAACGAGCAATTTGATCTGGCAGCCGGTGAAGATAGGGAAAAAGCCGCTATTCGGTTTGTGCCCCGTCAGCAGTTCATTGGTGGGAGTATGTAATGGGTAACCGATTCGCATCCGGCAAGATAGCGATTGCTGAATGTGATCGCTGTGGTCAACAATACAAACTGAAGAAGCTTAAGACTGAAGTCATTAAGCAACGCCAGTACCAGTTATTGGTTTGTCCTGAATGCTGGGATCCAGATCAACCGCAGTTGATGCTTGGAACATTCCCAGTGGATGATCCTCAAGCTCTACGCAATCCGCGTAGGGATACAACATATGTCACCTCAGGTGTAAACGTCAATGGGTACACCTCAGGTGGTTCGAGGGATATTCAGTGGGGCTGGAATCCGGTTGGCGGGTCTAGTTTTTTTGATGATCCGTTGACACCAAATAACTTGGTAATTCGGACATATATTGGTACAGTCACTATATCTTAAGGAGTTTAAACATGGCTTACACACGATCAGCAGATGGCATTGCCAAAAAGGGCAAAACCGAAGGCACAAACCTTGGCAACAGCGGCCCTACACAGAAAGAAATGATGGGCGGCAAAGGCAAAGGTAAGGGCAAAACCAACGCCGACATGAAGTCTATGGGCCGTGGTTTGGCTAAAATTGCAGCACAAAAGCGAGGTTAATCATGGCTACATATAGCAAGAAAATGATGGGCAAGGAAGTTGGCGATGCCAAAGTCTATGCCAAGCCACATACTATGTCTGGTAAGGAAGTGAAAGCTTCTACAAACCCCGGCAGTGGCCCTAACCGCAGCAACGCAGCCAGTGTAAACATGTCTGTGGGTAACATCAGCCGTATGGCTGGTGACATTCCAGCCAAGACATCGGGCATTAAAGTGCGCGGTACAGGTGCAGCCACTAAAGGCTTGATGGCAAGAGGCCCAATGGCATGAACTACAGCCAGCTTGTCACGCAAGTAAACGATTACTGCGAGAACTCTTTTCCAACTGACAATATGAATGTGTTCATTCGTCAGGCGGAGCAGCGCATCTATAACACCGCGCAGCCCGCTAATTTGCGAAAGAACGTGACAGGCGTATTGACCACCGGCAATAAGTACCTTCAATGTCCAGCAGACTTCCTGTCGGTATATAGCCTTGCCGTATACCCGTACAACACTACAACTGCTACCGGCACGTCCGGTCAGAAAACAATTGTGGTGGCTAGTACCACAGGGATTGCTGTAGGCCAGCAGGCAACCGGGACAGGGATTGGCACTAACGCAGTGGTTAGAAGTATTGTAGGGACTACGGTCACCTTAACCGTGGCCAATAGCGGTGCGGTGTCAGGCTCTGTAATCTTCCAAGGCGATTACCTGTACCTGCTTAACAAAGATGTTAACTTCATCCGTGAAGCGTATCCTTTGTCGGCATTTGCGTCTGAGCCTAAGCACTACGCCATCTTTGGCCCCCGGTCAGATGATGTGAATGAATTGACGTTTATTGTTGGCCCAACGCCTAGCGCAGCCTACAACGCAGAGCTTCATTACAACTATTATCCTGAGTCTATTGTTACTGCCACCACAACATGGCTAGGAGATAACTTTGACTCCGTATTGCTGTACGGCACTATCTGTGAGGCCTACACCTACATGAAAGGTGAAGAGGGCATGGTCAAGTTGGCGCAAGATCGATATATACAGGCTATTGCTCTGTATAAAAACTTGTCAGATGGCAAGCAGCGTGCTGATGCTTATCGTGATGGTCAATTTAGGACGGCTGTAGCATGAGTAGTATTGTCCAAGGCCTGACCACATCGTTTAAAGCGCAGTCATTTGAGGGGGTTCAGAACCTTTTAACTGACACGCTTTACATTGCTTTGTACACGGCTAATGCTGATTTAAACCAAGATACCACTGTTTACACGTCGGTGGGCGAGGTTGTGGCTTCTGGCTACACCGCTGGCGGCGTTCAGCTTCTGGGTGCGACCGTCAACACGTCTGGCTATACGGCCTACGTCAGCTTTACCAATGTCACGTTCAATGCTGCCATAACGGCACGCTGTGCGTTGATTTACAACGTCACGCAGGGCAACAAGTCTATCTTTGTATTGGACTTTGGTTCTGACAAAACGCAGTCTCCATTCACCATCACATGGCCTGCTAATACAGCAACATCAGCCATCATTCGCAGTTCTAACTAAGGAGTCAATATGACCACGGAAAAACTTACAGCAATCGACCATGTTTCTAGCGGTCTTATTGCTGGTACAAAATCAAACGAAGAGGCAAAAGCCACTGGCGTTTACTACGTT